CTGCACGATGATCGCCGGTCGGGCCAGCGCCGCCACGTCCAGCGTGTTGCGAGCAACCGCCCGCACGCCTTCAACCGCGCCGCACACCGTCACCAGCCGGGCGAGCAGCACCTCGCGCGTGTCAGCCACGGCAGAGCAGGTTTACCCGCACCAGCGCGCCGCCGTGATAGAGCGGCGCCACTTGCACGATATTCGACGGATTGCCGGCGATTACGATGCGGTCGTCGCGGCTCGGCAACCCGAACGCGCCGAGCCCGGTCGGGCTGAGGATCACCTGTATCTCGACGACGCCGCCGGCCTCCAGATCCTGCGGGCCGTATTGCCTGACTTTCGCCGGGCACGTCACGCTGTCGGCAACGCTCACATCACCCGCCGCGTCAACCGCGGTGTGTTGCAGCTCCACCGTCTGCCCGTAGGTGGCGAGCGCCCGGTCGAGCGAGGCAATCTCGGTGGCTGCTTTCATACCGTCCAGATCTTGTAAGGCCCGAGCAGATCGCGGGCGCCCGCCGGCATCGCCGTCGCCGACGAGGTGCTGTCGCTCCCGGAGTAGACCTGCGTAATCACGTCGGGGATGGTTTCCGAGCGCAGCGCAGGGTCGTGCCCGATGGCGTTGTGCCGCGCCGTCAGCCATTCGAGGCAGGCGCCCTGCACGGGTGCCGGGATCGTCTCGAACCCGGCGGTGTAGTCCACCACGATCAGCGCCGAGCCCCACGCCATCGGCACCAGGCTCGCATCGAGCCGGTACACCGCGCCCTGCTCGGGGAACACCTCGAGCATCGCCGCGTCGACGGCGATGCCATCCTCGGCAATGATGACCTGCGGCACGCCTGTGACACTCAGAACAATCGGGTATTGCCGCGTCACCAGCGGCTCGCCATAGGCACCGTAAGCGCCGCGGAGCTGGTCGCGGTACGTCTGCACGACGAAAATTCTGTCGCACCAGTTGCAGATCGCCATCGAGACGGACTCGATCTGCGCCGTCAGCGCTGCGTCCTGGCTGGTGTCCGCGCTATCGATGCCGAGCGCCGCCTTCGCCGCATCCAGGCTGACAAGCGCCATGCTAGCGGCCGGCGTCACGACGCGCGTGATGCGATAGCCGTGCCTCATCGCACGAGCTTCGCAAGCACCGGGTACAGGTCGCATGCCAGCGTCGAGCCATCGCCGAGCCGCAGCGTCAACAGCCCCTCGCCGTCAACGTCGAGCGCGCTCGGCGACGGTGCCGGCGGTCCCGGCCAGCCTCGCTCCCCCATCGGGCCGGCTGGGCCCGCCGGGCCGGCTTTGCCGCTGCGGGCCAGGATCTGCCAATCATCGCCAGGGCAGGCGCCAGGGGCGTCGTGCAGCGCGATAAAGCTGCTCCCGTTGCACATCACCACGTCGAGCGCTTCATAGGTGCTGGCGGGCTTCCACGCGCCCATGAATGTCGGCGTGCGCCCATCGGCCCCGCGCTCACCCGCCGGCCCCGCAATGCCCTGTTCGCCGGCCGGGCCTATGATGCCCTCGCCCGGCTCTCCCCTATCTCCTGGCGGCCCTGGCGGCCCTGGCGGCCCCACCAGCGTGGCAAGCTGCAACGCCGCTTCGGCGCGCCACGCCCGCAATGTGGCGATTTCCTCGCGCGCCTCCGCCAGCATCGCCTGCATCTGTAGCCGAAGTTCCCGCTCCAGTGCCCCGACGACCGAGCCCAGCTCGGCCGCCAGCGGGTCAGGCGGCAACACGGCGGCTTGTGTCATACGCAGCGCGGAACGCAGCGAGTTTGCTGGCAGTGTCATCTTCCGGGTTCGGTGTATCCGGTGGCGGCGCCTCGGCGGGCGCCGGTGTCGGTTGTGGGGCTGGGTTCTTATCGTGCCAGTCCAATTCGACGACTTGTTGCTGGACTCTGGGCATCGCCCCGTAGCCTCCCGGCACCGCCGGCAGATCCTCCTGCGCACGCGCCTCGTCGGGCGAATAGATGCCGCTGATAACGCCGCGCGCCAGCCCCTCGATGCGCTCGCGATAGGCCGAGCGCAACAGAGCGCGGGTGTCGAGTTCGAGGTATTCGTCGGGCACGCCGCGCAGGCCGAACAGCAGCCCGAACGCTTCCTCGATATGGTTGATCGTGAAGCCGAGCCCGGTCGCGATCCACGACTGCATCAGCAACTCGGTGCTGGCGAAGGTCGAGGTGCCGATCCCGAGAATTTGCAGCGGTATGCGCAGCGCCAGCGCGATCGCCTGGTCGCTCATCTTCAGCGTCTCGACCAGTTGCGCATCAACGGCGCTGGTCTGAATCGGCGTCGCCTTCAAGCCGTGCGAGGTAAACATCGTCTTACCGGCATTCATGCCGGATGATCTCTCCTGCCAGCGCGCGTCGAGCCGTTCAAGCTCCTCTTTACTCAGCGACAGGTCGGTCGACATGATGAACGACGGCCGCGATTGATTGACGTAGAATGCAATCTGCTGCTGCAACGCGACGTTGTTGATCGCCAGGTCAAGCGCTGCCGCCAATATCGGACTCTCGCCCTTCAGCGGGTGCCGCGGTGTGTGGAGCCGGCAATGCAGCACGTCGCGCGCCGGCACGTTCCCCGAAAGGTCGATCCGCCGCTCGATGATCTCATTACCCGACAGGCTGTAAAAAATGCTGCCGTCCTCGGCGACGCCCGCCGAGCCCGTTCGCATCAGGTGCAGCTCGGCGATCTCAAACCGCGCGTTCCGCACTGCATACGCATACGCATTGCCGTGCTCGTACAATCGCCGGGTTAAATTAAGCAGGAAGTCGCTGATGCTCTGGTAGTCGTTCGGGTGCCTCATAATCCGCGACAGCGCGCTGTTCGTCACCCGCTCCCGGCCGCCGTTGTCGAGCCGTCGCCAGTGATCGCCCGAGCACATCGGCACGGTCTGCGCGTACGCCGAAATGCAGGCTTCCAGCATCGCCGAGCGCGAGCCGTAAGGCTGCACATTGGCGCCGGTCTGCCAGTAGTTCCACGGGCTGCCCGCCGGCAGCCAACCGTTGCTGAGCATGTACGGGCCGGGACGCACCGCGCCTTCCGGCGCGCCCCAGCCGAAGGCGCGCGTCAGCCAGTTCGCCATCAGCGGGTCGTGTACCCCGCGCCCGATGCGGCCGGCTTTACGTCGCGCTGCTCCCCGAGCGTGCCGCTTTTGGCAGCATCGGCTTCTTCCTGTGTTGGCGTCGGAGTTTCCGGCGGGCTCGACAGCCGCTCGGCGATCTCCTTGTCGGTGGCTTCCTTAAAGGCCCGGTCCTGATCCCGGCGCTCGGCCTCGGTGGCGGGCGCTGCGGGTGCGGGCGTCGTAGTACGGCGCGGTGTGCTTTCCATTATGTCCTCCGTGTTTCGGATGCGGTTTGTGCGGCGGGGATTGCCACCGCATTCGACGGCGGCGCCGTTGTACTGCCGGCGTCGTTGGTTGCGGTGACGATGCAAGTGATCGAGTGGCCGGCGTCTGCGGCCAGTACGGTGTAGGTCGAGCCCGTTACCGCGTTCGGCGTGCCGTCGCTGGCCCACGCATAAGCGTAGCTCGTCGGCTCACCGTCCCAATTGCCCATCGTACAGGTGAGCACCTCGCCAACGGCGCCGCTCAGCCCGCTCGGCCCCGACACCATCGGCACGTCAACATTGCGCGGCGGCGCAATCGGGCCGGGATCGCCGGTATGCACCTTCTCCTTCAGGTAATCCGCCCGTGCCTGCGTTGGTTGCGGCACGCCCGGCGGGTCGGCCGGCGGCTCCTCGCGCGGCTGCCGCGGCACCGTGCGTTCCGGCGGTCTGCTTTCCATCGTCATTCATCCATAAAAAAGGCGGGGCCGAAGCCCCGCCGTTACCGCAATGCGCTTACGCCCAAGAAACGCCCGAACCGATGAATTGCACCATTCCGCTTCGGCGCATGGCCCAATTGACGTTTGCCAGCATGCGAATGGCGATCTGTGCCGTCTGGAACATGCTCTGGGTCGGTGTCGCCAGCACGCCACTGCCCTGAGCGCCGCTCGCGATTTGCAGTGGCGTCGTGTCCTCCATGTGGATCGTTGCCGTTTCGCTCACCTCGAACTCGGGTGCGCCCGACACGCTGACGAAATCCGCCGCGTCGATCATGTAAACCGCTCCCGCAGCGACGCTGGTGCTGGAGATAACGGTGAACATGTCGGTGAACTGCGTCGCCCACCCGAAGGGCGCACCCGCCGGCCCCGGTGCATAGAGCAATTGGTTGCGTTGCGCCGGGTTCATCAGAAACGCCAGGTTGCGACCCGCATTGGCGGCATAAAACGGCGCCGTCAATTTCTGCATGTCGCCCAGGAAGGCCGCATAGCCGCCGCCCGCAGTCGCGGTCAGCGTGCTGACACCGTTGGTCAACCCCGCCGGCCGGGTCGTGCTGACAGCCACATTATCGAGCAACAGCGCATCGATGTTGATCTGGGTGTCGTCAACAATTGCGCTGCGGATCAGCGCCTCGATATCGGGGTTGCTGTAGGCTGCGATCTCCCGGCTCATCACGCTAATGCCGCCGACCTTGTGCGGATAAAGCGTGATGCTCGTGGTGCCGAGACGGCGCACCGGGATTGGCGCGCCTTCCGCCACGAAGCTGCCGCCGATGCTCGGCGTGGTGGCGCGCGACGGGATTTTAATCGCTCCAGCATTCGGCCCGAATGACAGCGACACGCCCATCGCGGCCAGCTTGGGGAACACTTGGTTCGGCATCAGGCTGTTCACGAACTCGGCTTGCCCGAGCTGCACCAACTCAAGCGCCCATCCAGCCGTTGTCGTTGTCGCCCCGGCGATTGCCGCGCGGGTGACCATGGCCGTTTGCTCGTCGTCGGGGTAACGCTCGGCCAGCACCTTTTCGATTGGCATCCGGTTTGCCACAGAGATGAACTCTGCCACGCAACGGTTGGCAAACAAATCGCCGGGTGTCCTCTCCTTTCCCGGTAGCCCGAGCGGCCGGCGGTTGATGTGCGGCGCCGTGACCGGCGGCAGAATCTCTTGCCGAGCCGCGCGCAACGCCAAGGACTGCTCGGTGGCACGCAGCGATGTCAGCCGCCGCTCCTGTTCGGCAATCTCCGCGTTAAGCCCATCGGCCGTGTCGGGGTCGTGCTCGGGATCGCGGCTGATCTCAAATAGTTTGTCGCGTGCCGCGTTTAGCCGGCTCTGCCGGTCCTCAATTTGCTGACTGATCGTCGGTTGCTCATGCATGGTGATTGCCCTCGATTGGGGCTGCGGTGCGGCAGACGTGCCGGTTGTCACCGTCCCTCGCCCGGTTCCGGCAGACGCGCCGAAGGCAAGGGTTATGGTGTCGTCGCTGACGCCGATGGATCGCGCCAGTTGCAGTGCGGCCGGGTTGGCCGGCACCGATACGATCGATGTTTCGAGCAGCTCCTGCCGGATGTAGCGTCGGCCCAGTCCCGGCTGCTTGGGGTCTCGCGGCTCGCTCTCGCGCGGCAGAAACCCGACGCTGGTGGCGCGCAGGAGGTTGGCATCAATCAGCCGGCGCACATCGTCCGCAACCTGCGTCGTGCCCGGTGGCGCCGGCTCGAAATCACCGATTAACTGCTCACCTTCGACACGAACGTTGCGCCAGTTGCCCACCACCTCGTCCGGGTTGTGGTTGAACAGCGCGACCGGATTCGAACGGAACGAATCCAACATCCAGCCGGCCGGCTCGTGGCGTGAGATCGTCGAACACACGACGCTGCTCTACGACGAAGCGCACCGCGCCGGCCTGACGAGCGAGAAGTTCCTGCTCGATGGCCGCCACTCCGGCACCGGCGGTGGCAACCACCTGGTGCTCGGCGGATGGGAAGCCGGACGCGTCGCCCAGGAACGGAAAGACGTGCGCGTGCCCGTCAACTATCATGCGTCGGATGGTAGCAGGCAGCGGGAGTCCAGCTTCCAGGTGCCGAAACGGCGGCGCTGGCCGGCTATCGTAGCCCGGAGCGGCGCCAGATCTGGGGAGGGGTGTGGACGATGCAGTACGCACGGACAGTCTCGCGACGAGGACTCCTGGTCACCGGCATCACGGCGTTCGGAGTGGG